TATACTTAAAGTCTTTTAGTAACCCATAAATCTCATGTCTATTCATTGGGTTTTCATATTTTTTCTCTATTCTTGCAAATTCTATTGCTAATCTTTTATGCATGTCTAAAGGTGATGACTCAAGATAATCTCCTTTATCATCTTGGAGTGCATATTTTGTAACAAAAACATTTGCTGCTAGCTCATCACCACTAAAATAATCTAAACTCTCACTATAAGCCTCATCAAAAGTATATGATGACATTTTAACTCCTATCCTTTTTTAATTTCATTCCACTTAGATTTTAACAAGTTTTTCATATCACGTTCACCATTATTTACAGCTTCTTCTAACGACATTTCAGACATGTCTTCAATAATCTCAAATTTTGACTTACTAGTATCAATTTTAATAGGAAAAAGTATGCCATCTCTACCAGCTCTATTTTTTGCTACAAAAAGGCGTCCAGCGCCTGATGCTTTTTCTAAGGGTTTGCGCGATATTGATAATACTAAATCTGCAACCATTGCTTTTCCGTAAGCTTCAGACATGTTTTCTAAACCAACAATGTTAGAGTTTGATGCTTCTCTATTAGCTTGAGATGCTGTCCAGATAGGTATGTTAATTTCCATAGCCAGATTTCTAAGCTCTTCATAAATAAGTTTAAGTTCATGTCGTAGTGAATCATATCTTCTAGTTGATCTCATGATATCTGCGTAATCGATTATAATCATTTGTGGTTTGAAATCTTTCATTAAAAGCTTTTCTATATGATTTCTAAGTGTTACGATAGATGCAGCTCCCGTTGGATATTCTTTAATTATAAGTCTTCCGAAGTCATTTTCCTCATAATTTTTAATTACTTCTTGCTTTCTTTCCTGCACATCACCAGATGGAATATCGCATAAATTACTATCATAGCGAATACCTACTGCAGTTTCTGATAATTCAAATGTATAGTGAATTACATTTTTACCCACTTTTAATGCTTCAGCACCCATAGATACCAGCCAGTGAGACTTACCTGCACCAGTAGGCGCTACAACTACGCCTATTTCGCCTTTTCCCAAACCTCCGTTTAGTATTCCTTTCTTATCTAGCTGGGCTAAGCCAGTTGGACAAGCAATACGTGTTATCTTTTGAAATCTTGCTTCAAAGTCAGCAAAAAACTCATGGCCTGTTGATGAAGGCGCGCCCTTTGCTAAAGCTTCTTTCATTATTGTTGTGACCTCATCGTACTTTTCTTGTGCAATTGCCTTGACTGATGCTTCCAGTGCTTCCTTTAAAGCTTGCTTTTTACAAAAATCAAGTGACTTATCTTTAACATAGCCTAGATCGCCCATATGTGGGTTTGCTTTAATACGATGCAAATACTCAACAATTTGCTCTCTAAGAATTATATCATTACCCTCTTTTAATTCAGCTCTTATCATGGTTACAATTAACTGAAGTGTGGGGAAAGTTTTATATTTTTCATAAAATGCAAAATACTTGTCAGTAAGGTAATTTAAATAGCGTATTTCAAAGTAACTCGGTGTCATGACTTCAATCATTTGTGCAGCCCACCGATGATCATTTAGTAAGCTTTGAAAGATCTTCTCTTGAAAGTTTTTTCCGTATTGTGAAAAGTATGCTTCATCATGCATTTTAATGTCCTTGATTTTGTTTGATTATTTTAAAAATTAAGTATCCTCTATCAATATTTAGATTTTTAATTCCTTGCTTCAATAGTAACCTCAAAGCACTCATTTTATCAACATTTTTTATCTTTGTTTCAATAGTCTCATTAATTTTTTGAACTTGCACATGTGCTAAGTTTTGAATGTCTAGCATAACTAACTTGTAGTTTCTTTTTATTATGTCTACGTTGTCTAGTATGCTTGAGATTGTCTTTCGTTGCTTTGCTTGATGTAATACCTTGGCATCATTAATAAATGCATCTATGCTATAATCTGGTTTTTCTTTAAATTTTGGAAAACGCTTCGATAGAATTTTATATCCTACGCTAGGTACACCATTTATATTATCTGACTTATCACCTACTACAGCTTTTGCTAAGCAAAAATTATTAGGATGAATACCAAAACGATTAATTGCTTTATCACTATCAACAAGTGATTTTAAAGTTGGTGACCAAATTTTAGTATTTTCATTTAAAAGCTGGTAATAGTCATGATCAGATGATAAGATTAATTTAATATCATTTTTGATTTTATATCTACATAAGTAACCTATTACATCATCAGCTTCACAATCTTCAACATAAATTTGTTTTACTGGAAAGCGATCTAATAAGTCAACAAGCAGCCCAAGTTGATAATTTCTATTTTCCAATGTATCTGGAATATCATCATAGTACCTGTTTAGTCTTTGAGGTCTACTTTTCTTTTTATAATCTTTAAATAAGTCACGTTTTCGTTTAGAACCGCCTGCTTCCCATATAATAATTGTTTGGTCAGGTTTAAATCTTTCAACAATGTCAATTAAGTTATAATAAAAACCTGTTATGCCTCCAACTTGTGCTCCATTGTCACTCATAGCAGGATGTGCTACATAATGTCGTATGAATAGATTTAAACCATCAACAAGTAATGTTTTTTTCATTAGTCTTCCGGATCAAAATCTAATGTTGCTAAGTTATCAGCAACTGATCTAATTTCTTCATATGATTCTGCATCAATCGATGCAGAATTAGGATCTCCCATTATTCTAACCATAGCTTTTTCCATTAATGCATCTATATACTTGCTATATTTAGGATCTTTTATAATCTGGTCAAACTCCTTCTTTCTAAATTTTTTCTCATCTATTATTTCACCAGTGTCAGCTTTTTTAACAACCAATGTCTTCCACTGACCGCTGCCTGCGACTGTTGCAATAATATTGTCAAAGACGACAGCTTCACCATGCTTTCTTAATACATCAAATACTTCTTCATGTTCAACAATACCTTTGCCAAAATGAATTTGAAAGAGTGCTGTTCTAAAAGGTGGCGCAACTTTGCACTTAATTGTTTTAGCAGACACATTTATTCCGATAACTTCCTTTTCGCTGTTTTCTATCTTTTGACCTGCGCCAAGCTTTATTCTTATAGATGAATGAAAAGGAATTGCTTTTCCTCCCGGCGTTGTTGTTGGGTCTCCATACATCACACCTATCTTTGTCCTAATTTGATTAAGAATAACAAATAGTGAATTTGTTTGCCCAATTACACCAGTGATTTTCCTCATTCCTTTTGAAATTGCACGTGCTTGCAAACCTATGCTTTCCTTATCATAATTGCCAAGTAGTTCAGCTTTGGGTGACGAAGCTGCCACAGAGTCCCAAATAATGGTTACAGGAACATCTTTGTCTAATGCCTGTGCTTTAAGAATAGTCTTCTCAGCAATTGATAATACTTCTTCTGTGCAGTGTGTGTCAACATATACAAATCGCTTTGACACGTCAACGCCCAGTAATTGCAAATTTTCAACAGACGTAGCATTTTCTGTATCTATGTAAACAACAATTCCTCCCATTTCTTGTGTGCTTCTTGCAATTTGGGTTGCTATATGCGATTTTCCGATAGAAGGAGGGCCAAATATCTCTACAATACGCCCCTCTGGCAGACCTCCATTTTTTCTATTTGAACAAATGTAGTCTAAAAGTTTTGATCCTGTACTTACCCATCGTTTAACTATTGTGGGCGCTTCGTCTACTGCCAAGTTATATGCAACTCTTGTGCCATGCTCTTTATTAAGAGACTTTATTAAGTCTGATGTAAAACTATCCTTACTCATTATTCCTCACTTATTTGTTTATTTTTATAATATTAATGCTTTAATTGGCATTTTACACAACTTTGAATAAATAAAAAAAATGCGCCTCGTAAGGCGCATTCAATATCAAAGATTGATATATCACTAATCCATTAAGTCTGCAAATGCATCGTCAATGTTACTATATGATGTTGGTTTATCATCTTTAGTATCAGTAGTCTTCTTACCAGAAGTATCCCATTCACTTTCAGACTCTTCTTCATCATCTCCTGTCAGCCAGTCATTAACAATCTTGCTTAACTCATCATAGGTCTTGCATGTAAAGAGTGTGTCAACGTCTGGTATTGTTTTTAGCCACTCTTTTGATTGATTTTTATCTTTTGATAGTGGCGTTGACTTGCCGCGTGGTGTAACTTCAGTCATTGCCCATTGCTGACCTGGATTCTTGTTGCATGCAACTTTAACATCGCGTCCATCAATAGGGTCTGTAATATCACCATAATCTTCATCAAGCATCAAGCCTAGAAGCTTCTGATAAACTGTTTTTCCAAAACCCCAAATTTGCGGACCTTTATCTTCCTCACCTCTAATGATGCAAGCAGCATAAATTCTCATCTTAGGGTAAAGCTTCTTTGCCATCTCATAAGACTCTTTAGTACCCTCATCGCGCAATTTTGTAATGAGCTCTTGAATCGGGTCTTTATCACTAAACTGGTAAGGTGCTAATAGTCCTCTTTGACCGGGAATATTATAATAAAACATCAGTTCTTTAAAGGGTTGGCCATCATTGTCAGGAATTGACAACAATCGAACTGTATGCTCCTCACCTTCAGTAGGTTTCCACAATGATGAACGATTTCTAGTCGTCCCTTGCAGTCTCTCAAGTTTTCTTTTAATAGCTTCAAAATCGATAGCCATAATTTTCTCCATATTTAATATTTAATTTGCAAATGTTAATTTGTATTTGCTAACTAATAATACACTATAGCTGAGAGCTTTACAAATAAACTAAAATTTTATTTGTAGCTAGCTTTATAAGTAACATTTTAATGATTTTTTTACTCGGCTTTCTGCTAATGATAATGTAGGTATTATTTTTCTTAAATCGCTTACAGTTATGTCAAGTATGCTAGATGCGTCAGAAGCAGCTTCTTTATCTGTCATAATGTTTTCTGTGTCAGCAACTAATTGTGTTTCTTCTGAATGGAGTTCATCATAAAGCTCACCGAGTCTTTCTAATGTTCTAGAAGGCGATCTAAAAAAAGCTTCTAAAATTCCGCCAGCGTCTTCAGCTATGCCTTCTTCCATTTTAGTTTTAAGAATATCAGGTGACTCATCACTAAAAATAAACCCAAATGTTGTTTCAATTATACCTGCGTATGTTGTAGATAGCTCAAAAAGCAACCTTTCAACAGGGATTAGCTTGATAGCAGTAGCTGTAGCTGACGTTGCTAAATTCGTTCCAATTTCTGTTGCAACTGTTCCTGTTCCAACAGAAATACTTCCAGCTGCAATTGCAGGAATTGCTGCAATTAATGAATCATATGCTGTTATTGAATTTATTATAATTTCTTTAATGTCAGCAAGTATCAGATTAAATGCATCTTTTGTTACTTCACGCGAGTCTAGATCTAATAATTTTATACGCTCAATTACTTCCATCCACTCATAGTCACTATTAGACAATAAAGCTGCAGCAAATTCACCGTGATCATCGCTTAACATGTCTGTTATGATCTTTGATTGATCTGTAATTGAACTTGCAGCATCAAGTATAAATGCTGTGCCTATTATTGCATCAACACCAGGGATCACTTGTAATGCTTGTCCGCCCAAAAACTTGACAGCGCTTAAGCCAGTACCCACTATTCCTGCTGTACCTTCTAACATAGTCTCTTTTTGTAAATTTTTTAATGTTTCACATAATTTATAAGACTTGTTTTTATAAACCCTGTTTGCTAGTATACTTTTTTTCATATCTTTAC